CAAGCCTGCCAGCCCCTCCGACCAGACGCAGACGCCATCGCCTACTCCTCAGCCACTGCCCGAGGCCGTGCCGCCGAAGAACCAGTTCAAGCAGCGGCGCGCTCAGAACCGCTTCAACTTCCTGGAGCATCTGGAGACGGCTATGGAAGCCATCGCCTACGGCTTTGAAATCTTCGAGCAGGTGGGCTACATCGGGGACGATGGCAAATGGCACTTGAAGAAGCTCGCGCTCCGGCCAGCGCAGACGATCACCGAGATCCATCTCAAGCAGGACGGTGGTATTGACTATGTGAGGCAAGGCAACCTTCTGGAGACGCCGCTCGACATTAGTCGGCTTGTGGTGTACTCCTTCCAACGTCGGGGCGCCAATTGGCATGGCCGGTCGCTGCTGAGAGGATGCTATGCTCCGTGGCTCCTGAAGGACCGGGCGATGCGTGTCGGCGTGATGAATATCCAGCGCGCAGGCGTTGGCACTCCCATCGCGCAAGGACACCCGGGAGCCACGGAGTCCGACCTGAAGGTTCTCAGTGATATGGCGCAGCGCATTGTGGCTGGGGACCGCTCCGGTGGCGCCATCCCGTACGGCTCCACCCTCAAACTGATCGGGGTCGAAGGCGGGCAGCCGGACACAGTCGGCTTCATCAAGCTCATGAACGAGGAGATGGCGCGGAGCTTCTTCCAGATGTTCATGCAGCTAGGTCAGAGCACGTCGGGCAGCCGCGCTCTGGGTGAGACATTCGTCGAATACCACAAGCTCGTCACGGAGTACCTGGCGCAGTGGTTTACGATGATCTTCAACGAATACGTGATCGAGGACGATGTAGACTGGAACTACGGACCCGATGAGGAGTTCGCCCCACTACTCGCATGGAAGTGGGATGAAGTAGGAAGCGACAGAAACCCGCAAGGACCGCAAGCCGCCGCCAACCCTTCACACCAACTGCAACAGCAAGCACAGACCGGGAAGATCCAGACCGATGACAAAACCACGGCTGCACTCTTCAGCTAACTTCACCCGACTCCTGTGGCCGGTCGGGCTGAGGCGCTCGCCTACGCGGACGGTGGCTGCTCAGCGCGGCCGCTCCCTGTCGTCTGATCAACGCCGTCCGCTGGAGCGCCATGCCTAAGACAAATGACATCGTAGTGAACATCGAAGCTGCTGTGCTGACGAGCAAGAAGCGCAAGAGCCTTCCAGCCCAAAGCTTCGTGTTCCCGAAGGACAAGCGCTACCCAATCCATGATCGAGCGCACGCCGCCAACGCTCTGGCTCGGTCATCCGGCAAGCCTGAGGCGGCGGCGGTCAAGCGTGCGGTGTGCAAGAGATATCCGGACCTACCAGCGTGCAAGTCCTAATCACATCTGGCCACAACGACGTTGGCCCGGAGGCCCGGCGCAAGCTCCGTGGGCTGATTCAGTACTACATGAAGAAGCCACACCCGTTCACCGCCTGCGTCCGCGACAACACGAAGCGTTTTGGCTCAGAGGGCGCCAAGCGTGTATGTGCAACGCTCAAGGACATCGGTTCCGGAGACAACACGCACTGGAGGAAGGGTGGCCGAGCCAAGGCTGATTGGCTCGACGCGGCTGTTGATGCGATGCTCGTTGCTGCCAACGGAGATGTTGACGGCGTTATGGCAGCAATTGTGGATGCTGCCGCGATTGAGTCGCTTCAGGAGAGTAAGCCGCTTCTGACGACGCTAGCCGATGTGCAGATCGTCAAGACCGGGATCGAGTACCCACTCAGCAGCGGCCCGACAACCTTCACTCCTGAGGACCTGGCGAGCGCCGTCAACGCTCAGTCGGACCCCTCAGTTCCGCAGCCGCGCATTTGGTTGGGGCACTTCGATGACAAGCGCATTCACGGTGAACGGACCTCCGGCGTGCCTTCCGGCGAGCCTGCCGTGGGAAAAGTGTGTGACATGCGTTTGACAGAGGAAGGACACTGCATCGTAGGCGACCTTACCGGCGTGCCGGTTTGGCTGGGAAACATAGTGGCAAGCGCGTTTCCCAGCAGGTCGATTGAAGGGCGGTTCAACGTCAAGACGCCGACCGGCAGGAAACACCGTCTGGTCATTACGGGCCTCGCCCTCCTGGGCGTTACTTGGCCGGGTGTCGGGACGCTAGAGGACATCGCCAGCCTCTACACCGAAGCGGGACCGGCCGACATCAAGATCACGGAGGCGAGCGAGGAGCAACCAGTCACCATCACTGCAACGCACAAGCGACAGATCAACGCGCAGGTCACGGTCGAGGACTTGCGCCGAGCCTGGCAGCTCACCATCGCCAACGATCCACAGAAGTTCAACTGGTGGCTGCGCAGCATCTACATCGAGCCGAACGAACTGATCGTGGACGCTGATGACGGCGGAACGCTGCTGCGGCAGCCGTTCACCGTCAACGGCGACAAGATCAAGTTCGGAAAGCCGAAGAAGGTCAAGATCCAGTACGTCAACGCGAGCCATGGAGGCGTGGAAGCAGAACCTATCAACGAGGGACGTACCCACATCGCAGTCTTTGAGCAGCAAGTTCTCAACGTCCGCGTGCCGACTGAGGACTACATCGAAATCAAGCTAGGAGGAAACCTGAAGTGAGGCTTCACTTCGAGGAAGGTGAGCGAGAGCTTCTCGTGGCGCGCCTTGGCTTGGCGGACGACGCGGATGACGCGGCGGTCTCCCAGGCGGTGGCGGACTGGATGCAGGAGGAGCCTAGCTCAAGCAGCAGCAGTGACAACGACACGAACGCCAGCAGCGACGTGAGCGATGTCAACGCCGACGAGGGCGATGTCGTGATCGTCGACGTGACAGAGTTCCAGCGCCTGCGCCGTCGTGACCTTCAGGCCGCCGAGGTTGAGGAGGCTACCCGCCGCCGTGACCGCGACGAACTGATCGAGGAAGCGATCATCGAGGGCAAGTTCAGCCCGAGCCGCCGCGAGCACTACAAGGCTCGCTACGACAGCGACCCGGATGGCACTAAGACCCTGATCGGTCGCCTGACGAAGAACACGGTGCCGCTGGAAGCGCGCGGCGCTGACGTCCCGACCGATGAGGTCGATCAGACGACCTACCCGCAGGACTGGGTGCCTGAGGTCGCAGCCCGAGCCAAGCGCGGTGAGAGCCGCGTTCACGGGGAGGACTGACCATGGGTGAGGCAATCGCCTACTACGACCCTGGCGCAGACATCACCTGCCAGCACACGAGTGGCCAGGTCGGCGGGCGCTGCGTCGGCTTTCCGACCACGCGTCAGGTCGGCGGGCCGAGCGGCATCAGCGACTCCGGCCTTGGCGTCCTGATCGTCGATAACCCGACGGCGGCGGGCCAGGTGTTCGGCGTCACGTCCCACGATGTGGCCGCGAACGGCTACGTCAACATCATGCGCGCTCCCAAGGTCGTGCCGATTGAGTGCTCAGGCAACGTCGCCATTGGTGACTTTGTCGGCACAGGCACTGACGGGCGGATCGCCAAGGCGGCGTCGGCGGCCAACGCTATCGGCCGCGCTCTGTCGGTTGGGTCCGCTGCGACCTTCGCCGCTGTGCTCCTATTCCCCACTGGCGTGGCCGCGCCGTAATCAAGAGGAGGTGAAAGAGATGACAGCATTGCTCGAACCGACACTCGACCAGATCGTCGAGTACGCCAGTGTCCCGCAGGACCGAGTTCACTTCGAGCCGGAGTTCATCAGTCTGGGCGATGGCTACTTCGCTCTGGCGTCGGGTCCGGAGATTCTGGCGGCGGCGGTGCCCGCTCAGGTGGCGCACCCGCTGGGTCCGCCGACCGTCAGCGGAACCAAGATCACCGTCGATCTGATGCTCCAGCAGCCCGTCCGCATCACGCGGATGATCATGGACATGACGCTCCAGCGCTTCGTCGCTGACCGCATCTTCTCCAGCGGTGGCGGTGTGACCGGCGGCGCGGTCGTGTTCGATTCCGTGGAGGCCAACGACCTCTACACGACGCGAGACATCGAGCGTGTCGCACCTGGAGCCGAGTTCCCGATCATCACGAGCCAGCGCCGCGCGCCTGGCGTCGCTGAGGTCGAGAAGTGGGGCGGCAAGGTCTGGATCAGTGACGAGGCGAAGCAGCGCAACGACTCGACGTTGTTCACTAATCAGCTCCGCCAGCTGTCGAACACCATCGTGCGCAAGATCAACGCTCGCGCCATCCAGGTGCTCGAAGCCATGTTCACGGCGTACCCCTCCAGGGTTGTCGTGTCGAAGAGCCAACCGGTGGGCGGCTGGGATGCCGTCACGCCGTACGGCGGCACCCCGACAGCACCGGGCGCTTGGCCGGCTGCTGACTTCGCGATGGCAGCTGAGATCGCGGAGACTGACGAACTGGGGATGCGGTACGATCTCTGGATCATGAACCCCGGCAACTACACGGACCTGTTGCTGCTGTACGGCGGCGACGGCATCCAGGAGTTGCTGAGCACGCTCGGCCTGGAAATCTACGTGAGCAATCGCGTCACCCTGAACACGGCCTACGTCGTGGCGCAGGGCCAGGTCGGCCAGATGCGGACGGAGCAGCCGCTGGGCACTGAGACCTGGCGCGAACCGAACCGCCAGCGCACCTGGGTGCAGGCCAGCGTCCGTCCGCTCATGTTCTGCGACAACAGGTTCGCCGCCCTCAAGGTGACGAACCTGAAGGGCTGATGACCGCTATCGCCAGTGATCTGAAGCCGGTGCGCGTGCTCGTCCGCCAGCTGGACTACATCACCAAGGGCATCAACCCGCTTGGTGATGAAGTG